CAGTTGCACCTGTAGCACCAGTTGTGCCTTGAGTTCCGTTTGTACCTTGCGAACCTGTTGAACCTGTTGAACCAGTTGTGCCTTGCAAACCATTTAAGCCCTGCAAGCCTGTTATGCCTTGAGTTCCTTGTGAACCTGTAGCACCTGTTGTGCCTGTAGTGCCTTGAGAGCCTGTAGCACCTGTAGATCCTGTTGCGCCTGTAATTCCTTGAACACCAATAAGGCCCTGAGTGCCTTGCGCTCCTTGAATTCCAGTTAAGCCCTGAGATCCTGTAAATCCTTGCAACCCTGTGAGGCCCTGTGTGCCGTTTGTACCCTGAGAACCTGTGACTCCCTGAACGCCTTGAGTTCCTTGAGTTCCTTGCAATCCTGTAGCGCCCTGTAATCCAGTTACGCCCTGTAATCCAGTTGTACCTTGATTGCCTTGCAAACCTTGTGTTCCTTGAGCGCCTGTTGTTCCTTGTGCGCCCGTAACTCCTTGAATACCAACGCTTTGTGTAATAAGAGAAATGTTGTGGTTGTTAGCAAAGCCTGTTGTACCTGTTCCACCTGATGCTAAAAGCGTTACAGGAAAAGTAAAGTAACTATTAGTAACAGATGTAGGTGTGCCGTTTACTTCCCACTCTTGATAATTGTCAGAGTTGGTTCTATCTTGAATAAAGAAAATGTCACCATCTTTAAGGTTTCCTAACAAAACATCAATGTCCACATTGAAATCTGTTAAGTGAGAAATGTAAATGTTTGTTGCAGAAATTTGTGTGGTGTTATTCCAAATAATTCTGCCAGCGGCAGGTACAGGTGTTTGAGTTGTAGTGTCTGTTTGATACTCAAAAATAGATGATGATGTACCGCTTGCACCAGTATTACCTTGAACACCTTGAATACCGTTTAAACCTTGAATACCCTGGCTACCTGTAATGCCCTGAATACCTTGAGTGCCTTGTGTTCCTTGTGTACCAACAGCGCCCTGAATACCAGTAATACCTTGAGATCCAGTTAATCCTTGAGAGCCTGTAACACCTTGAGTTCCCTGTGTTCCTTGCGCTCCTGTTAATCCTTGAATTCCGTTAGTGCCTTGAACGCCTTGAATTCCTTGTGATCCTGTTGTTCCTTGCGCACCTGTTACACCCTGCAATCCAGTAATGCCCTGAACGCCCTGTGTTCCTTGAATACCATCAGCGCCTTGAATTCCTTGTGTGCCTTGTGAACCAATTTGTCCAATAGTTCCTTGTGATCCAGTAATTCCTTGAAGCCCATCAGTACCTTGCGCACCAATGACACCTTGCAAGCCCTGTACGCCTTGTGTGCCTTGTGTTCCTTCAATGCCCTGGCTACCTGTGACACCCTGCAAACCGTCTAAGCCCTGCGCGCCAGTTAAGCCCTGAATTCCATTTGTACCCTGGTTGCCTTGTACGCCCTGAGTTCCCTGGCTACCTGTTAAACCTGTTGTTCCCTGTGATCCAACAATTCCTTGAACACCCTGCGTACCTTGAATTCCCTGCATACCTTCAATGCCTTGAATTCCGTCAAAGCCTTGAGTTCCAACTGCACCCTGAATACCTGTTAAACCTTGTGCGCCAATTGTTCCTTGAATACCAATTAAACCTTGTGTTCCATTTGCGCCTTGCATGCCTTCTGCACCCTGCGCACCAATAGTTCCCTGAGTACCAGTAAAACCTTGAACACCATTAGTTCCTTGAGATCCTTCAACGCCTTGTGATCCCGTAATGCCTTGAGTTCCTTGTAGCCCAATTAAACCTTGAGTACCTGTTTCACCTTGAATACCAAAAGTTCCTTGTGCGCCTTGAATACCTTGAGTACCTTGAACTCCCTGAGTTCCCTGTAAACCTTCAGTACCTTGTGTGCCTTGTACACCCTGCAAACCTTGTACACCTTGAGTTCCCTGAACTCCTTGAATACCTGTTGTTCCTTGTGGCCCTTGAACACCTTGTAAACCCTGTGTTCCTTGAGATCCTTGAATACCAGTTATTCCTTGAACACCCTGTACGCCCTGAATACCTTGTGTTCCCTGAGTGCCTTGTAAACCTTCAACACCTTGTAAGCCCTCTGTACCCTGCACACCCTGCACACCTTGAATACCTTGTGCGCCAACTAATCCTTGTAAACCTTCTAATCCTTGTACACCTTGAGCGCCTTGAACTCCTTGTGTTCCCTGCACACCTTGCAAACCATTTAAACCCTGAATACCAACAGTGCCTTGCACACCTTGCGCGCCTTGCAATCCCTGTGTTCCTTGTGGGCCAACAATTTGACCAACATTGAGCCAACTGTTTGTTGTTTGATCCCATACATACAAATCACCATCTTGATCAACAATGTAACCGTCACCAGGATTACCAGTTGGGTGAGCGGCAACTAAAGCGGCATAAGTTGGGTAAGAACCAAGAATAGTAACGCCTGTACCAGTAAGTCCTTGTACACCTTGAATACCAATAGGCCCAGGTGTAGTTACATTGATTGTTGGAATTACTGGCTTAATAATGACTGCATTACAACCGCAATAAGTACACATTATCTAGTCACCTGCGCTGAAACTTCTACCTGTCCTTGAACAACACGGATAACGCTTGCTCCTGAATAAAGTTCAATGTCATAATCATAAGGCCCTTGATTGATAGCCCCTGTTTGTGTGGCCGTTGCATGCAAAGCAATGTTACCTGTTGCGCCTGTCAATGTAATGCCACCGTTTGATGTTGTTAATGTTAAAACTGCCGTTGGGCTAGTTGCACTTGATCGCATCTGCATTTGCGCTGTGTATCCAGTGATGTCTATTGGCGCTGTTGCTAATCCGCCTGAGATGTATGTACCTGTAGCCGCATTTGTAACTGTAAACTGTGTTGCGTTTGCTGTTGCAATTGTTACATTCTGAAGATTGTAGATGTACGGCATAACTTCATCAATAGAAACTACTTGCCCTGCGCTAAATGAATTAGCGGCTGTGTAAGTAACCGTTGTTCCGTTGCCTACTACATTTGTGATTGATGCAGGTTGCTTGTAAACAACATTAAGATCCCAGTCAGCGCCTTGATCCATTCCCAGGTTGTAAACAACAGCCATAATTATGCTCCCTGCGCCACTTCTGAATTTGCGCTAATCATAGCGGTTCTACATGCTGAACAATGTGTAAATGATTTAGGCATTGGCAAGCCACACTTAGGGCAATGATTAGCAATAGCGTTAAAGTAATTACTAACTGTAACTTTTCCTAATAGATCGCTAAAACCCTGAACCATTGCATCAATGCGGTCAGGTGAGTTTGGTTCATCAACTGTCCAGGTACACATCTGATCTTCTAACTCTGCAAACTCTCCAATGTGGTGAATACGGCCTTGTTCATACATAGCCGCTACAGGTTCAGCGCGTAGTTTTTTGCCCACATGCGCTCGCACTTCTCTAATAGGTAATGTTGGCCGTACTTGCTTCAACACTGCGCCCACCATGTCACCGCCCTGGTTTACTTCAACCAAAACTGCATCAGCCTTGTACGCATCAAATAGTTCTACTGCCTTTGTAGCCCACTGCAACGGTGATCCTCTAAATGAGTAATCTCCCATTACATAACCTTGCCCATCTGCGGTAGATCCCACTACAACAATGCCTGTTTCATCTGACTTCTCTGAGTTAGTTACGGCAGGATCTACGCTTACAACAATGCGCGCCATAGTTGGGGCTTTATCAATGCGTGTGCGGTCAATTAAGCCCCTAGTCCACAACGCGCCTTCAATGTCATCAAGGATTTCTCCATAAAGTTCCTGGCGGCCTAATCGTGTTCCGTTATAGCGGGCTTGTAATTCCATCAATGCGCTAGGGGCTAGGTTTTTAGCGTTATCAAATGTAGATCCCCTGGTGATTACTACTGAGCCATCTGTACGGCCTGCAAGCATGCGTATAAGCGCCGTAGAACGCGGTGTAGTGGTAACAATTACCCGCGGCTTCTTTCCCAGGCGTAGGCCAAATTGCAACTGATCCCAGGCATCTTGATAACGCCATGCACCTAATTCATCACACCAAGCGCCATGATGTTGTGGGCCTCTAAAGCGTTCAGGATTGTCTGCGCTAAATAATTTTATGCGGCTACCGTTCTTGAGCAGGATCTCACCAATAGAACGGTTGTAATTTGCAAGCATTTGATAACGCTGTAGCACTGCAACAATTCCTGACTCACCTTCTGCACATGTATCTCTAGCATCTGAAAATGTAGGGGCAACAACAGCCCAACGCGTAGCGGGTTGCATAATTGCTTGCCACGCAATTTCTTCAGCGCCTAGTCTTGTTTTGCCAAATCCACGGCCTGCCATTGCAAGCCAAATGTTCCAATCACCTTCAGGTGGTAATTGTTCCTTCCGCGCCAGTTTGTTCTTCCATACCCAACGGCTCGCTTTGATCCGTGAGTTCAGTGATGGTTGCGATCCCTCCAACTGTTGAGGCTTCAATAATTCTTGCGACTCGTTCAACTTCTCTATCCAGGTCTGATCCGTCATAAGTAACCACCTCTGCTTGTACCTTCAATGGTGCATCTAAGCCCAACAACTTTGCCCGCTTATCAATTACGCGCAAAACAAAATCAGCCGCTCGCGGATTGCCCGCTACCGCCGATTTCCAAAAGGTGCGTTGCAGGGTATCTAAACGATCTAATTCCAGTTCACGGTGTTCATCTATCGTGGCATGCGGGTGACGCGTCAAAGCCCGCTTGTATGCCTTAGCAACACCAGCAATGCTCATGTCCACCATAACTGCAATCTCACGCCAAATGTAACCTTCCTGGCGCAACTCAATTATGGTTGTTTCCTTTTCTACCAATTCACGCGTATTTTCTACCATAATGTGTTGATGTTAATGTTTGAAAAAGTTTCCTGCAAGTTGAAAGAACAAAACCCACACTCAATTAAGAATGTGGGCTGTGTCCAGCACTCCATCAGGTACTTATGTTTCCCTGATCTGAGTTGTGAGATCGGCTCACCTGCGTAACTTATCTGACTCCTAGCGCCATTGCAACTACAGCAATAAACAATCCCAGGACAATAAAAAGCATTACGCCATCAAACGGTGTGTTGTTCATTTCTTACAACTCACACAAGAACAAATGCCATCTACGCAAAAGCAATCTTCATCTGATGGGAGAAGTCTTTGCCCTTTGCAGATTGTGCATGCCTGACGGCTGAGAATGTCATCAAGGATTGCCTCTGTTTCATCACTCATGGTTTGCCTGTCCTTACTAGGTTTAAACGAGCATCAAGAAGTTCATCTAATTGTTCTGTAAGCATTTCTTTTTTGCGCCAATCCATGCGGTTTCCGTATTCATCTGTTTTTAGCATGGCGTAAACATGAGTCAGACATTCATCTATCTGAGCCACGGTTACTTCTTCTTCAATGACGATCACATGAAGATGTTAGCCTTGATTACGCTCCTGGCGCTTTGAAAAGTAGTTTTCAACATCTTCTTTTGTATAGAACACATTACGGCCTGACTTCTGCACCCATGTAAGTGTTTTACGGTGTTGGATCTGTCGTAAATTGTTAATTGTAATGTTTAGGCGCTCGCAAACTTCTGCCGCGCTCATTAGATCATCTACCACGGTGTTGCCTCCTTAGTTGCAAATTGTTGTGCCTTTGGCTTTCCCAGTTTAGGAACTAAACCTACCTCTTTGGCTGTAATCTCCATAGAAGTTTTTTCATTTCCTTCTTTGTCGGTGTATGTGCTTTGTGCCATTTCACCAGTAACTAAAACTGTGTCACCTTTTTTAAAAGTGTCTGCAATTGCTTCAGCCTTTGTGCCAAATGCAACAACTTTGAACCACATTGTTTCGCCATCTTGCCACTCACCGTTTACTTGCTTGCGCGGTGTGTAAGCCAATGAGAAATTACAGTATGCGGTGTTGTTTTTTGAAAACTTTAGGTCAGGATCACTGCCTAAATTACCTTTAACGCTTATGTTCATTAGTCACCTTCCAT